CGGCCGATGCCAGGTCGGAGGTGCTGACCCCGAGACGTTCCGCCGCGCCGCTGGCCGCCTGCAGCGCCTTCGACTGCGCGTCGAGCGCGGTCGTCGCACGTGCGTACTCCGCGTTCGCACTCTTGTAGGAGGACTCGACCTTGCGCTGCGCGGCACTGGCCTCGGTGACGGCTGCCGTCGCCTGTCGGTTGGCTTCCTTGAGGTCAACCAGGGCCAGGCGTGCGGCGTTCTGCTCGCCAACCAGGCGCCGAAGTTCGGTGGTGTACTCGGTGGTTTTCCGTCCCGCTGCGTCGTACTCGGTCTTGAGCTGGCGCAGTGCATTGCCTGCCTGCACGTAGGCTTGTTCCCCGGCGACCAGGGCTGCGCGCGCGGTGTCTTGCGCGGTTTTAGCATCCGTCGTCGCCGCCTTGAGCACGTCGAGGTTTGTCGCCAGGGTCTGCGCCGCCACGGCGGCCTGTTCCTCGCGGGTTTGCAGCTCGTCGATACCTGCCGCAAGGGCCTTGACCGCCTGTAGCGCGTCACTCTGCCCACCTAGGCGCCCGATCTGGTCTGCCAGGTCGGCGAACTCCGACGCGCCGGCACCGCCCGTCGCGGCCAGGTCGCGGAGCTGCTTTTCCAGCTTGGTGATGTTCTCCTGGCCCAGCGCCTCGACGCTCAGTGCCAGCTTGACATCGCGGCTTGTGGTCGCCATGTGTGATCCTCAAAAAAGAAACCCGCCATGCTTTTTCGGCAGTGGCGGGTTGGGCTGCGGGCGGTGGCCCCGCCACAGGAGGGGTGGTCAGACCACGGGGTCTTGTACGGTCACGGTGTACGGCGAGTCCTTGCCTGCGGGGGTCTTGAGACGACCCTTGAGGCTGACGTTACCGAAGTCGTCGGCCAGGAAGTCGAAGGCCGAGTCGGCGGCGAGCACGGCCTCGTACACGTCCACGGTGCACTGGTTCTGGTCGGCCTGGTTGATGCCGTCGAACACGATACGGGCGCGCACCTCGGTGCGGGTCGAGCCCTTGATGATTGAGCCGGTGGCGGCCTTGTAGGCGCCCGTGACCTTGAGCTTGTCGCCTACTACGGCGGCGCCGCCTTCGAGTGCGCGAATCCAGCCGAGCGGACGGTTGAGTTCGTAGTCCACGCCTTCGGTGGCCGGCGTGGCGCTTGCACCAATCGTGACGGCCTGCAGGGCTTCGAGGTTCTTGACGCCCAGCTCCAGCCAGCGGCCCAGCTTGGTCACGGTGACCTCTTTGGCGGTCAGGCTGCCTGAGGCCTGGTTCAGCGCGGCGCTGGTGCCGAGGAAAGCCATCACCAGGATGTCGCCGGTGACCTCCTTCAGGTCCAGGGTGAACTCCGTGGGCTGCGCAAGGTTCACCGATTCCAGCACCTGGCCGTAGTCGTAGCGGCCCTTGCTGGTGGACTCCTTGGTGTCCACGTTGGGTTTGATTTCCAGCTTGTCGGCCTTGATAGGGCCGATCATGCCCTGTTCGACACCATCGACCAGGCGGTTGATGTAGATGTCGCCTGCGCCCATAAAACTGCGTGCTGCCATTGCTTAACTCCTGGTGGTTTCCGTGCGACAACGGCGCACGCTATCAATGCGTCAGGAGTTTCGCTGTTTTGCCAAATTTCGCGCTGCGGGCCAATTTCGCAATCAGGCGGCCGTCAACTGCTCGACGAACACCACGTCGATATGCACCACGGCGAAAACGATGGGCACGCCGTCGGCGCGCGGGCCGATGTCGCGCCCGACGTAGGTCACGGACTTGACGCGCCCGCCGAGCGAGGTGGTGCCGTTGACGGCCTCGGCCCGCGTCGGGTCTACGAGGGTGAACACTGCCTTTTTGATGTCGGCAATGATCTGGTGCGCGGCGTCGTTGGGGTGGTCCGGGTCGCATTCGGCGTAGCCGCCGAGCACGTAGGACTGCGTTACCTGCTGCGAAGCGCCGCCCTGCGTGCCGCCCGGCTTGTCCTCGCCCTCGATGATCACGGCGCAGGGGATGTGCGAGTCGTCGATCTTGCGCTTGCCGCGGAACACGCGCCGGCCGATGTCGGTCTCGTAGCCGTCAGCCCTGGAGATGCCCGCCAGCAGGGTCGTCAGGTGCGCCGCGATGTCGCGCGCACGGATGAAAGGTTTGGTGCTCATTTCAGAATCCTGTCCACTTCGTCGCCCACGCGGTCCAGCAGCGTGCGCTGCAGGTCGTCGGCCACTTCGTCGGTGATGCGCGGCGCCTGGTGGGCCAGGAGTTGGTACACCGCCGGCCCGTACAGGTGCTTGATGCGGCGCTTTTCGCGCACGAACACGCCGAACTTGTCGCCGAGCACCGCACCGGCGCGCAACGGCAGCATGAACAGGCTGTTGCCCAGCTTGGTGCCCCCGCGCGTCACCGTGACCCGCACGCCGCCCTGCTTGGCGCCCATGCCGATAGGTATCGGCAGCACCCCGCGCGAGCGTGACGCGCGGGTTGTCTTGCGCGGCACGATCACCATCTGCGCGTCGTAGGTCGCCAGGCGGGTCTGCGCCGCCCTGTCGCCGCTGGCGGTTATGGATGCCTCCAGGGTCTTGCCGCTGGCGTGCTCCGTCGTCATGCGGCGGCGCAGGTAGTCGTCGCTCAGGTTGATGCCCGCCGTCATGCGGTCGGACGCCAACTGGTACGTGCGGTCGATGGTCTCGTTGAGCGCTGCCTGTGCGGCCGTACCGAACGTCTGCGCGTCCACGCGGCCCAGGTCACCTGCCAGCGCCAGTACCTGGTCGATGTCGATCTTGACCGCCGTGCTGCGGATCGCCATCAAGGCACCTCCGTGATGACGAAGCGGCGCGTGACGCCGTTGTCCTCGACCAGGAATTCCAGCCGGTAGGTCTTGCTGCCCAGCACGAAACGCCTGCCAGCGACCGGGTTGTGCCGCAGCGATATGGTCGCCACGTCGCGGTTGGCCACCAGGTCGCCCCGGTAGGCGGCCTGCTCGCTGTCGATGCCGGCGAGCTGCACGCCATGCTCGACGTTGACCTTGATGGGGGTGTACCCGACATCGTAAAAGGCATCCTCGCCCAGTTCGTCGAGGATGCCTTCTGCCATTTCGCTGAAAAGGTCCAGCATGGCCTTGCCGCTTTAGGTGGCGGCGGTCGTCAGCTTGATCACCGCTTCGGGCAGGGTGTTCAGCATGATGGGGTTGGACTGGGATTCCAGTTTCACGCCCTTGTTGAACTCCAGCGGGGCCTGGTTCGCGTAGTACGGCGCACCCATGGTGTTCACCGTGTCGATGTAGTCGCCAGGGGCGTAGGCCGTCTGGAACATGTTCGGTATGCCCTCGGGGTAGGCGTAGGCTTCGCCGGCAGGGATGAAGTCCTTGCCCGCCACGCCGCCCGCGTAAATCTGGAACACCACGCCGGCGAACTCGAAGTCCGAAGTGGACTGGTCGGTGCGGTAGAACTGACCGTTGTTCCACAGGTCCCAGGCTTTCGCCATCTTGTCGTGACCTATGAACTTGTCGAACCAGGCTTCCGAACACTTCACGCGCACGCGGCGGAAGCTGCGACCACCGAGGGCCACCTGCACCTTGCGCTTGAGTTCCACGCACTTGGCCTTCAGGTCAACGGTGCTGTTCGCGGTGTTGATGTTGAACGGCAGCACAGCCTGCGTCATGCCGAAAATGCTGTAGAGGTCCCACAGCTCGGTCACGCCGTCGGCGTCCAGCACCTTACCCTTGAGCGCGCCGACACGCATGTGCTCCAGCGTCAGATCGAGGTTGCCCTTGAGCACGGCTAGTTGGCGCTGCACCAGGCGCTGCACGCCCTGCACCTCGGTCTCGGAGCCGAAGGCGCGCACGTTCTGCACCTCGTCGGCCATGATGGTGTCGCGCTGGGGCAGGTGTACCGCGGCGATAGGGATCAGCTTGCGCTTCTCGCGGCCTGCGGTCTGGCCGACGCCGCCGCGGGGGGCGGACGGCACCAGGTTCAGGCCCGAGCCGGTGCGCTCGATCATCATTGTGGTGGTGGTGATGCCGTACTCGTTGAACAGCCCCTCGTCGCCCAGCTGGGTGGGGATGTGGGGGATGTCGGTGATGGTCTGCGTGAGCTGGCTCACGCTGAAGGCATCGTCGTTGAAAATGTCAAGGGTTGCCATGTGTTGTTGCTCCTGAGTCTGTCGATAAATGGCTCAGAGAGCCGGGGTGTGGACACCTGCGACACCAACCGCATCGCGCACCTTGATGCCGACCTTGCGCAGATCGTCCTCGGCGGCAGCAGTCAGGCCGGTGAGCGCGGCACGCTTGACCTCGCAGTCCTGCGTGAACGCCACGGCCGCCTTCAGGCCGGTGGCCGCGGGCAGATAGTTGTAGAGGATGGCGACGGCCGTGCCGGTGCCGGTATATGGTAGGTAGTTGTCGTCTGCGGGTACCACGTTAAGCGTCGCCTTGTCGCCTGCCACGGCAGCGGTGCCGCCAGCGGTCAGCGTGAAGCCGAGACCCGCCTGCGAAAAGGCAGTGCCCAGGGCGCCTGTGCCGAGCTGCACTCCGGCGGGGGTGTTGACCTTGAACGCGGTCGCAGTCGTGAACGTCACGGTGTAGACGCCTTCCGCCGCCAGTGCGCTTGCGGTCGCTGCCGAGATCGTGGGGTTGCCGGTGGCGCCGGCGTCCATGGCGAAGGCCACAGAGCCAACGGTGTCGGCCACCAGCAGTGCGCCGGACTTGACCTCGGTGCCGGACTGGCGCACGTGTACGTTATCGCGGCTGCGTTGGCCACTGGCCTCGGACAGCACAAAGTCGGCCAGCGGGGGGTTGGAGTAGAGAGCGGTTGCCATGTTCAGCGTCCTTTCGTCGATTGCGATTTGTGCGAAGCCCATAGCGAGGTCGGCGTGACGACGGCGGGCTTCGCAGGGTCTCCATTCGTCGGGCCAGTTGCGGCGTTGCGTGGTGCGTTGTCGATATGCTCGTCCCCTTGCGCCAGGGCTTCCACCAGGGCGGCGCGGACATCTGCAACCTTGGCGCCTGTGCGGATATGTGCTGCCGCCTGCTCAGGCGTGCCAGCCACTGCGCACAGTGCGACGATCTCGCGGGCCTGCACCATGCGGGCCTTGGCGTCGTCGAGGCTGTCGCAGGCCAGGGCGAAGAACTTGGCGTGCGCTTCGAGGCCCGCAGCTTTAGCCTCCGCGACGATGGCTTCTGCCACGGGGGTTTGCGGCTTGTCGTCCGGCTCGGGTGCCGGTTCGGGTGCCGGTGCAGGCACGGGTGCGTCGTCCGCCTTCGCTGCGAACACCTTGGCGACGTTTTCCGGCAGGGCTGCGCGGCCCAGGTCGAACTTGGCCGTGGCCTGCACCGGGTCGATCACCGCAGTGACGAAACCCATCTCCAGGCACTCGTCGGCGTTGAGCCAGGTGTCCTTGGCCATGATTTCCGTGGCCTTGGCCTCGTCGATGCCCATGCGGTCCACGTAGATGTTGCGCAGCGAGGCCTGTACCTTGTCCACTACGTCGGCCTGGTCGCGGATTTCGTCGGCCGTACCCCATGCGCCACTCTTGACCGCATGCACCATGGCGAAGGCGTTGCTCGGCATCTCTCGTTGGTCGCCGGCCAGCATGACGATGCTGGCGATGCTGGCGGCCACGCCGGTGACGCGCGTGGTGATCTGCTTGCCTGCACCCGCCCAGTTGCGCAACATGTTATACATGCCAAGACCCGCCATCACGTCGCCGCCGACTGAGTTGATCTGCACTTCGAGGATGTCACCCTCAACGGCATCCAGGGCGGCGCGGAAGTCGCGGGCTTGCACGCCCCAAAAGCCTATTTCGTCGTCGATGGCCAGGACCGCAGGTTTCGTAGCGGTCTTGGCGCTAAATGCAAAACACGGTCGCATATCGCAGTCCTTCCAAGAATGCCCGCATTGTGGACATCAATTTGCCAAAAACTACTGCGGGCCAATTTCGCAGTTTTGTCAAGCCTGTGCACCATCGTCCGTTGCAGCCGCCTGTACGGGGGCTGCGGTACCAACGGCGAGCCACCAGAACCGGGGGTCAAACAGCAGGTAGAGCAGGATCGGGTTCACGACGTCTCCTTCGCGGTTGCCTTTTGCGTGACGTTGGCCGCCAGGTAGCCAGTCACCGCCGCGATGACAACGGCCGAATACACGCCGTCTGCAATGTGCCCAGCCCACGTCAGCCATGACGCAGATGCGATGGTGGTCATGGCGACGATGAATTTGCGGCTGGCGTAGCGGGTCATTCGAAGCCCCTTTCGCACAGGTCCGCGTTCGCGTCGCCGCGTGTTTTAAGGCCCGGCAAAACGACCAATATGCCGCGCACCGTCCCGCGATTCCAGCGCTCGTTTTCGCGACAAGCACCCACGGTATCGCCGGCCAGGAATTTCCGACGCATGGTGCTACCGCTGTACGCACCAGCCCCCTTGTTGTGCAGGAAATCCAGGTATGTGGCTTGCTGCAGGACAGTAGCCTGCCCCCAGGCGGCACCTGAGTCTGCGACCATGTACTTCTCGTTGGCCACATAGCGTTCCCTCTCAAGCGTGTAGCACTCGGTGGGGCTGTACGTTTTGCCCGCCACCACGCCTGCGCCTGTGATGCCGTTGCAGACGGTCAGTGGCTGGCCCTTACCCAGCTTGTCCACATAGGGCGTGCCAATGTGGCGGTAACTGCTCTCGTAATAAGCGCCCATGGCCATCGCCGCCTTGACCGCCGGAGTGGTCATTGCGTCGCCTCGCGCCGCCTGCACGTAGGCGTTGCGCGACATCTCAGCCACGGCCGCTTCTTGGTCGGCCAGGTAGTACCCCGCGCCGCCCAACACTGCCAGGATGCCGGCGGCCAGCGCTTTAGGGATGCGCGAACTCATTTCGTACCCACCCCGGTCTTCAGTGCCGTGTAAAACGCAGCCACCGACGCGAGCATGCCGACGATGTAGCTCACAGGCTTGGCGAATTTGCCTATGGCCTCCAGCACGCGCATGGCGCCGCGCCAGCTCTCGAAGGTGACCAGCATGTCCGCCGTGTCCGCCTTGATGGCGTTGATGGCCTCGGTGTTTTCTCTCAAAAGCACCTTGGCGGTCGCTTGGTCTTTTTCTATGGCCGTGACCTTGCCCACCAACTCATCCATACGCCTATCCACCCCCCGCAATTCGTGGCCCATATAGTCATTGAATGCTTCTTGCGTGCGCGGCATCTCCATCTCCTACGGCGCCTCCGCGACAGTCGTGCAGGTCGCGGGCGTGGCGCCCAGGCCCGTGACGGCGGCATGCAGGCTGCAGGGGTCGAAGCGCCAGCCGTCCTGCATGCCCAGCATGGCGGCCACGGCCTCGCTGCAGAACCAGCGGCGTTTGCTGTGGCCCAAAACCCGGTAGATGAAGCCCACGAAGCCCAGCAGGTCATAGCCCTCGCCATGGTGGTGCGCCAGCCAGTACCAGGCGTCGTGCACGTCGCCGGCCACGGGCACCAAGTCCCAGCGATCGGGGTTCAGCGGCATGTGCTTGATGCGCACGCCGCCATCCAGAAAAGACGCCGATGCACAGATGGCGGCGCCGCTGTGGTCATTGCCCAGCACCAGCTCGCAATGCGAATACGGGCCTCGCAACCAAAAGGCGGTCAGTCGATTGAACAGGCGTTTTCGGTCCTTGTAAAAAGCAATCTGCATCAGCCCTCCGTTTGTTGTTGCTTGCTCTGGCGGCATCAGGTGCCGCGATACGCCTCGTCGGCCTGGATGGGTGCATCCAGTATTTCCAGCGCCCGGCCGGCGGGCAGCAGGCCAAACGATTCCAGCGCCTGCACGCCAAAGCGCGTGTCCTCGCGCTCCAGGTCGAGGAAGGTGGCCACCGACACGTCGGCCATGTAGGCGCGCAGCATGGCTGCCTGCTGGCGTTGAGCCATGGGTGCGGCAGGGCTGTCTAGCGATGCCAGTTCAAGCGCCGTTTTTTCCGCCATCGTGAAGCGGTTGCGGAAGGCCAGGCGCGTGATCCTGCGCCACGGCGCCATGGCGTGCATCTGCTCGGGCGTGAGGGCCACAAGCGTGTAGCGCGCGTGGTAGATGCCCTCCACCAGCTCCACGCCATCAAGGGCCAGCGTGTGCGTGAGCGGGTCATACGCGGGCGGGGCCTCGCGTACCAGGTGTAAGCCCAGGGCGTTGCGATCTGGCTCGTTGTCGAGCGCGCCGGAATCGGGGTGGGCGGCCAGTAGTTGGTCGTGTGAGCCGTAGATGGTGCTTGTGGATGTGTCGTAGAACATGATCAATCGGGGGCGTAGGCGCCCAGGAAAACGCACATGAACTCGAAGGCGACCACGCCCGCGTTGCCGGCGTTGTTCATGAAGGCCTTGTGAGACAGCACCCTCGTGGGGCCTGGCAGGTTGCTTGTGAAGGCCCCCGAGGCCGTGGCGCCGCTGTTGAGGTTCTTCAGCCGCCACTGCACGGTGCCACTGCCGGGGGCGTTTTTCATCACCAATTCAAAGACGGCGTTGGTGTCGCCTATGGCAAAGCTGCCGCCGGTGTCCTGCTTGGTGAGGGTGCCGTAGTCCGGGTGGCACACCATTTGGCAGTTGGCATCCGTACCTGCGATGTATGCCAGGCCGATGTTGTCCGGTCCGTAGTAGGGAACAATGCCCGTACTGCTGGTTAGGTAGCTCACCACCCCGACAAAGCCGCGTTGCGTGGACAGTGCCGATGTGACCGAGAACTTGGCCCGGTAGGTGAAGCCGCCGATGGCGCTGCCGCTGGCGCTGACCAGCGCCTGCAGCGGCGCCATGTACTCGCCGACATTGCCATTGGCCGCGCCGCTGCCCTTCAGCGACCAGCGCGGCAGGCTGGCGCGCAGGCTGGCGTTGCTTATCACTTCTGTCGCCCGCGTGCCGTCCTGCACAACGGTTTCGGCGCCCAGCGAGCTGACCTCGTTGTAGATGTGGGGCCGCGCCAGACAGGCAAAGCCCTCGGTGCCTATCAAGCCGGGCTTGCTAGTGATGTCGGCCCAGGCGGATGCGCCGCCGCCACCCGTGCCAGGGTCACCCGGCGGCCCCTTGAGGCTTGCAATTTGATTCCAGGCCATGGCAAATCAGCTCAGCGCATAGACATTGCCGCTGGCCGTGTCCAGGTACAGGTCGCCCACCACAGCGCCGCCCACGGCGCCAGGCGCGCCCGTGCCCGTGAACCAGCGCGAGCCACTGGCGCCCGCTACGCCTGGGTCGCCCTTGTCGCCCTTGTCCCCCTTGGCGCCGTCCGCGCCTGCAATGCCCTGATTACCGGTATCACCCTTGGCCCCAGTGTCGCCCTTGGTGCCGGTGTCGCCCTTGTCCCCTTTGTCGCCCTTGTCCCCCTTGTCGCCCTTGAAGGCCACGCCAGAACCGTTGGCTGGGAATGCACTGCCCGTCCAGATGTAGAGCAGGCCATCGGCTTGCACCAGGTAACCCTTGCCCGCGTCCCCCGCGCCCAGGCCCGTGGGCAGCGCCGCGTAGGTGGGCGCGCTGCCGGCAATACTGATGCCCTTGCCATCGGCGCCTGGGTCGCCCTTGTCGCCCTTGTCGCCCTTGGCGCCCTGCGGGCCGCGAATATTGCCTTGTTGAGTCCATGCCATGGCGGCGATCCTTTATTACGTGAGCTTGAAGACGTTGCCTGTGTCCAGGTCGAGATAGGTATCGCCAGGCTCGGCCCCGACGATGACCATGGGCGGCGGGCCATGGCCTGTGTAGCGGATTTGCCCCGGATGGCCCGGTGGGCCTGGCGGGCCCTGGATGGGGCCGACGTTGACGAAGCCGCCAGAGATCCACACATGCAGATCACCAGCGATCAGATAGGCATCGCCGGGCTGGGCCGTGGCGGGCAGCTGTGACGCGTCGGGCAGCTGGCCCGTGATGTGCAGGCCGGCGCCAGGGGCGCCGGGCGGGCCGGCCAACACCTGCGCAAATTCGGCCTGCCAGACAGGGATGGGCACGCCCTCCAGCTCTAAAACGCACGGCGTTGTCATACGCGCGTCTCCCCTCGGGTGATCAGTAGTTGGCGCGACTTGCTTTGCAGCCGGTAGCCGGTGGGCGCTGTCAAGCGGATGTCAAACACCGCCAGACCCACAGGCCAGTCCCCGGTGTCGGCGCAGCGCAGGCGCAGCGCAGGCGCAGGTAGCGGGTGGTGTCGGGGTCTGCCCATGCGGCATCCAGCGTTGCTATGAGCTGGTCAGACAAGGTGCGGATTTGCGACGTTGGCACCCAACCAGCTAGGTAGCCGTCGGCAAAACCGACAGGGATGCGCAGTGCGATGTCCAGCGAGGCGCCACGGGCGAGGGTTTCGGTTGCCATGCGCGTCAGACCTCCGCCGGGAGCTTGGTCGCCCCGCCTGCTTGTTTCGCCCTCACTCCGCTACCTGCAGGATTCGGGGGTGCCGAGTATTCGTTGTCGTCGATGCCGTCCTCGTCCTCCTGGTCGTTGGCCCCTGCGGGTTGGGCCATGCCGTCGGGTAGGCCTGTGATAGGCAAGGCTAACGACTGTTCGCGCAGGATGTCGTCGGCGCGCTCCTGGTCCACCACGTCGGGGTCGTCGCCACCCTCGCCGATGACACTGGATCGGCTGCGAAAACCGTTCTTGACCTCCAGGGCTTTACCCTGCACGTCCTGCACCGGGTGGATGTACTCCCATCCGTGCGGCGCGTGCTCGGCGCGCACCACGAGGTCTCGTTCGACCAGGGTGATGGCCCCGGCGAGCGCGCTGGCGTCGGTGAACCACTCGACGATGCGCTGGCAGAACTGCGGGATGATGATCTGCCACTGGCGCTGCGACGCAAAGCGGCGGAACTCGTTCATGATGACGCGCAAGGTGCGGTCGCTGACGTTCTGAATGTCGCCAACGGCCAGTTCATACGGCACGCCTGTGCCTGCAGTCGTGCCCAAGTGGCTCGAACGCATGTAGTCGCTGTAGTTGGTGCCTGCGTCGGGTGGGCGGGCGAAATTGACAGTCTGCCCGTCCTCTAGCTCCTGCATCAGGCCCGGCTTCATGGGCAGCAGCGGTGATGCATCGCCGTCGAGTTCCGCCAGCAGGCCTGTCAAAGCCGAGTGATTCGGATCGGTCGGGTCCAGCGACGGCAGCGCGCGCGAGATGAAGGCCACGAACAGGTTGGCGATCTTCTGTCGCTCCAGCGTGGTGTCCTCGTAGTCCGCGATGTTGCGCAGCTTGGCCAGCACCGGGGCCAGGGTGGGTACGCCGCGGCGCTGGCCGATGCGCTTGGGTTCGAACATGTGCAGCATGTCCTCGGCCGGGACGCGTACCAGCGTGCTTGCCGCAGGCGTGAGTCCGACACCGACAGCATCGTCACCGGGGTGGTCTTTGTAGACCCAGTAGGCCACTCGCCGACCCCGACCATCGAACTCAATGCCTGACCGGATGCGGCTGCGCACGGGCAACCCCGCGAATTGATCCGTGTCGAAGTTCGGCACCATGTCCGACTCCAACAATTGCACCTGCACCGGTACCGCCAGTCCGTCCGACCGCGGACGATAACGACGCCGCGCGAACATCTCGCCGCGCTCCAACCACGAGCGCACGGCCAGTGTCTGCATGCCGTACAGGTCGAGCACGCCGTCTGCGTCCGCCTCGCGCACAAAGTCAGCCCACAGCGTGTTGATCTCCTTACGACGCTCTTTGTCTGCGACCAGGTGGAACCGTGGCGTGATGGCGATGCCGACCAGGGCTGTCGTCCATTTTTGGACGATGGACTCGCCTGACCAATCGTTGCGCACGCTGTCGCTGGAGCGGTCGCGCAAGGTCTGCAGGCCTCCGTTGATGGCCCGGTTGGGTCCGCTCGACGGGGCGTTCCACGAGGCCATACGACGACCCTTGCCGGCCCCGTCATAGCGGTTCAGGAACGCCGACACTGCACGACCGACCGCCACCTCCTGGTCGGTCGGAGTTGCCTGGGCCGGGGCCTTGGGCGGTCGGCCAATGCGCTTGCCGTTGGCACTGAAGCGGGCCGCCATCAGTCGTAGCTCCGACCGCCATACACGGCGTAGTTCTGGCGCGATGCCTTGACGGGCGCGGCCTTGCGCTCGGCCGCCGTCAGCAGCGCCTGCATGTCGTTGCGCGCCTTGATGAGCGATTCGGTCGTGTTGTAGATGATGGTTTGGCCGCCCAGCGTGACCGAGCGCGCGCCGCGTGCGATGGCCTTGTTCAAGGTTTCAACGCGCGTGCGCAGGGTTGCGACATCTTCGGGGGTGCTCATGCGCCGCAGTTTGCCAAATACCTGCGAAACACCGCTGCGGGCCAATTTCGCACCCGAAAGTCGAAAGGGTGCGAAAGAAAAAGAAAACCCCTCGGGGGAGGGGTCAAAGGTCGGTTGCGCTGCCGATGGAGAAAGTTGATGGCGGCAGGAATCGAACCTGCGCGTGCACCCTGCTGGGGTGGGCTCTACCAAACTGCGCTACGCCATCAAGTCTGCCGACCCGCGCCTCTCGCGGACTTCGCGCTGCGGGTAGTGAGCCCGTCGGCAGGCTTGATGGCCCTCTTTCGAGGGTTGCCAAGCCGGGGCGTTCAAGCCCCGAATCACCCCATGACCTTGGGCCTTAGCGGAATGCATCGGGATTTCGCGTACTTCGGATTCAGGTGCAAGTACCCTACTTCCTTCTCGCTACTCTGCGTCAGCATGACGTGCAGTGTATAGCATTTGCAAAACTAAATGCTATATCCGACAAAACTATAGGGCTGCTGCCGACGACCGGCGTTTGCGCCGCTGTGGCGCCGGGTACAGGGTGGGTGCCGCCTGCCGAACCTGTTCGGTTGGCTGCAGCGTGGTGTTGGCCTGCACCTCGCGCCGGTCTTGACGCGTGATTGCCATGGCGTTCTGCTCGACGGGGGCGAGCCACGGCGGTACCTTGCTCCAGTCGTCCACCTTGAACACGCCCAGGCGCAGCAGAAGCGCGCGCTGCATGCGCAGGTGGTCGAAGGTCTCGTTGCGCGCGCGCACCTTGCTCCAGGTGCCGTCCTTGTTGCGGATTTCCGCCTCCAGTTCGTCAAAGAACGCCGCCGACACCCAGCCGTCCGGGTTGCGGTCGGGGTGACGCGGCGCGGGCAGGTGGATGTAGCCCGGTCCGGGCGTCTGGCGGCGCAGGCCTGCGTCCACGCCGTCCGAGAGTTTGTTGGGGTTGCAGTGCAGCAGCGGGATGTCGTTGCGCCCCTGGTTGCCGATCTTGCCGACCAGGGTTTCGCGCATGTCGGGCGCGTTCGGGGTTGACCCGCCTTTGTAGAGGAACGCGCGGCGACCCAGCCCCATGGCCCGCACGCGACGATACCAGGCGTAGGCGTTGTGCGTCACGCCATCCTCGCCGCCCGAGTCCACGATGACGGCCACGGGGTGCAGCTCCAGGTTCTCGTGCACGGTGCGCCAGGTGCCCATGATGAGGCGGTCGGTCAGCACGTCCCAGTCCTCGGGGTAGGAGGCAGGGTCGATGGCCGCAAAATCGCCCGGCGAGTGCCCTTCTCGCTTGGATTTCGTCAGCGTGAAGCGGTCGATGACCCACTGCTCGCCGTCGGGGCCTACGGCCTGCACCTGCACGTCGAAACGCGCGTTCTGGCCGCCCTGCACGTCCACCGACACGGTGACCGCGCGGGCCTCGGCGGGGGCCACGAAGCGCACCAGGTCTTTCTCGGCCCGGTCGCGCGGCGACGCACCGGCGTTCTGCGCCTCGACCATGTGGCGCGGCATGTAGGGCATGCCCTGGTCGGTGTTGGTGGTCTGCTTGAGCTTCTGCTCGGACCCGGTGAGTGCGTAGTCGCGCAGCCCGTAGAGGTACTGGGCGACGATGGACTCCCACGACTGGTAGGTCGCGGCCACGCCGCCGAGCCAGTAGCCCCGAATGGTGGACTCCATGGGGGAGCCCACCAGGTCGCCGTCTGTCGTCACCGTGCAGCCGTCTGGTACCCATATCCCGCCCTTGTTGAGGTCGCCTTTCCAGCGGTGCTCCGCAAGCGATCCGCAATGCGGGCAGACCACCTTGCCGTGGTGCTTGGCCATGGCCATGATGTCGGCCGTGCGGACTTCTTCGAGCAGCACCTTCGCCGGCGGCAGTGTAGCGAACAGGCCGAGGCCGGGGGCTGCCTCGAAGTGCTCGCGGCAGTCGGGGCATCGCCAGTAGAAGCGGTGCCGGTCGGAGCGGTTGTAGAGCGACAGGATGCCGCCCGATGGAGGTGCCTCGTGCGCCGTGGCGGGTTGCCATTGCGGGTCTTCAAAGGGGTAACCGGGGCTGGATTCGACCAGGGTCATGCCGCGAGACAGGAACGTCGTGGTGCGCTTCTTGGCCAGGTCGAACAGCGGCCCTTCCCCGTCCACGTTGTCGGCGTTCTCGATGCGGTCGATGTCGGTGATGGCCACGTAGCGGTAGGTGGAGCCCGAGACGTTATCGACCGTGGGCCAGGCGATGCGCACCCACATGCCGTGCCGGAACATGGTGTCGAAGGTGTTGCTGTCCAGTGCGCGGTCGGACTTCATGGCCTGCACATTCGGTGAGTGCCGGATGGCGCGGTCAACGTCCGTCTTGGAGAACTCGCGGGCTTTACCCTTCGACATCTGCAGGAACAACATGTCGCCGGGGTCGTTGACCACGTTGTGGGCCATCCAGCCCAAAAGCAAGGCACTGGTCTTGCCTGTGCGTGCTGGGCCGACGAACACCACGGCCTCGTGGCGCCTGCTGGCGAGGGCGTCGGCCGGGTGCACCATGTACGGCGTCTCAGCGGCCGTCCACGGGGTCTTGGGTGCCCCTGTCTGCTGGATCACGAGATTGGCGGCGATGCCGGCACTCACGCTCATGCGGTTCGGCGGCTTCAGTGCCCCAAAACCTCCGCAGGCGTCCGCCAGGGCGACCCCGTAGTGGTCGCTCAAGCCTTTGGCTCCGCGAACATCGCCAACGTATCGGCCACGTCGTTGAGCGCGGCGTCTATGGTGGCCTCAATCATCTGCAGCACCTCGGTCGGCACGCTGACCTTTCGCTCGATGGTGTCGGGTAGCGAGCGCAGCCCCTGCGACAGCATGGACAGCAGCGTGGCCGTGGCCTCCTGGTACGCGGCGCGCGGCAGGTACTCGCCCGACTTGACCTTCAGCTGCAGCTCGTTGAGCCCGGCCAGGGCCGTCTCCTTGCGGGCTTTGGCCATGGCGGTCTTGACGGTGGTGCTCAACGGCGTGTCGTCATCGTCACCGGCGTCATCTGCCGCATCGTCGGCCAGGGCCTCCAGGCGCCGCTGCTCCACCAGCGCCTTCTTCGGCGAGTAGCCCTTCGGTCGCCCGCCCTCGGGGCGGTGGAACCCGCGGCGGAACCCGGCCAGGTCTGAAACCTCTCCGTCGTCGCCCAGGTCGAAATCTGCGTGCATGTCGCCGATTGTCGCAGTTTAGCAATTGCGACGCAAGCCCTTTTGCCGCCGCTGTGTCGGGTGGCGTAGGTGGCGCGAGTTTCGTGGTCGGCCAGGGGTGGTCGCCGTGCTTCGGCCAGGTGGCGGCGCTCGTTGCGCAAATTTTGTAATTTTTAACAAAAACGCCTGTTTTGCCTATTTTTTAAGCAGGGTGGCGTAGGTGGCGTTTAAAAGAGTGTTTCCTATTGGTTCTATATACGCATATAGAACTGAACAGAAAACCCTTTTTAAACGCCACCTACGCCACCCACAGGCTAAATTTTAACTGTTTTAACTAAATTTAAGGGTCGTCATGCACCAAGTTGGTGCAGTGTTACCTATAGTTGCGGCTGTGTAATATATTTGAGAAACCTAATTTAAACTTTTAAAGTTAAATTTAGCTCGGGGTCTTCGCCCC